TTATCCAAACCAACAATTGAAGTATTAAAGAACTTTTGTTCTATTAACAAATCCATTGTTATCAATCCTGGTAACAAGTTAAGTACATTGAGTATTAATAAAAACATTCTTGCTATAGCTGATATAGAAGAACAGTTTGAATCTCAACTGTCAATTTATGATCTTGGTGTATTCCTTGGTGGGTTATCTTTGTTTGAACAACCAACCATTGATACTACAAAGGATAATTATGTTACTGTAAGTGACACTAAAGGAAGATCTAAAACTAGATTCTTCTATGCTGATCCTGATATTATTACACAACCACCTGAAAAGGAGATTGAACTACCATCTCAGGATGTTAAGTTTAGATTAGAGTCTAGCACTTTACAGCAGTTACAACGTGCTGCTAGTGTATACCAGTTACCAGACTTATGTCTTTATGGTGATGGTACAGAGATGAGTTTAAGGGTAACTGATAAGAAGAATGATACATCGAATAGTTATTCAGTTCAGGTTGGTACAACAGATGATGATTTCTGTTATTGCTTTAAGGTGGAGAATCTTAAGTTGCTTATTGGTGACTATAATGTTACACTAAGTAAGTCGAACGTTGCTCTTTTCCAAGGTGAGGGTATCAAATACTTTATAGCATTAGAACCTAATGCCTAAAGAAATTCCTACTAAGGATTATATGCAAGCAGGTTGGGATAGTGGTCCTTATGGATGCCATCCATACCAACGTGGGAGTAAGCATAATCGCACAGGCATGTGGATTATGTGGCTATACTATATTCTAATTACCTTTATGGTTATTAGATTAATCTTGGTTTTAAATACATGAATGATTTTTTATGGGTAGAGAAGTATAGACCTCAGAAAGTTGAGGACTGTATACTTCCTACAGAAGTGAAGACCACCTTTAATAGTTTCATTGAGCAAGGAGAGATCCCAAATCTTCTACTCTCTGGAACTGCTGGTGTGGGTAAGACAACCATTGCGAAAGCATTGTGCAATCAATTGGGGGCTGACTTCTATGTCATTAATGGATCTGATGAGGGTAGATTCTTGGACACTGTACGCAATCAGGCAAAGACCTTTGCTAGTACTGTTTCTCTTACATCTACAAGTCGTCACAAAGTTCTCATTATTGATGAAGCAGACAATACGACACCCGATGTACAACTCCTCTTACGGGCCTCGATTGAAGAGTTCCAAAAGAACTGTAGGTTCATATTCACGTGTAACTTTAAGAATAAAATAATAGAACCATTACATAGTAGAACAACAGTAATTGATTTCAATGTCCGTGGAAAAACTAAACAAAATCTTGCAGCATTGTTCTTCGAGCGATGCAGAGACATCCTTACCAGAGAGGAGGTACGGTTCAATGACAAAGTGGTTGCCACAGTTGTCCAAAAGTACTTCCCAGACTTCAGAAGAACACTCAACGAACTCCAAAGATATAGTTCAACAGGTTCTATCGATACTGGAATCCTCGCAGCGTTAGGTGATGCTAAGATAGATTCTCTTACAGAGTATCTAAAGCATAAGAAGTTTAATGATGTTAAGAAGTGGGTTACTCAGAATTTAGATAGTGACCCTACTGCTATAATGAGGAAACTATATGACAGTCTTTCTACTGTTATGGAAGGACCAAGTGTTGCTGCTGCTGTACTTATCATTGCAGAGTATCAATACAAGTCTGCTTTTGTAGTAGATCAAGAGATTAATCTTTTGGCATGTTTAACACAAATTATGTTGGAGTGTGATTTCAAATGATTGATGATGATGTAAAGATCACTATCAACCTTAACAAGTTGGTAGAGATTAGAGCAAAACTCCAAACTCAATATGGAGATCACTCTAGTAAGATATGCAAGGGTGAGTATCTTGATGAGAATGATATTGATAGGATAGCATCTGGATTAAGAGATACTCTAACATGGGATACATTATACTATATGATTGATGATGCCATCTTAGAATATCTGGGTGTAAAGGAAACTCATTATGGTGAGACTGCTGGTAATGAACCTGCTGCTACCTATGAGAAGAACAGACAACAGTTTAAGATGGTTAAATTGGAATCTCCATCATGGACAATTGAGGTTCCAGTGAGGAAAAAGAAATGAGACAATTAGACAACCCAAAAACAGAATTGTATTATCAATTTAAGAATTTTGTCTTGTCTAGATCATTTCCTTGGTACATGTATGAACAGCAACAGAGTGATTCTTTTCATGCATCTGATCCTCTTTCAAAGACTAAGTTCTATCACCCATCTATGAATTTAGAAAAGATGGGACATGCTAGAACTTTTATACATGGTTTATTAGGAAGACCAACATTCAATGAACCTTATTCTCAACCAGAAAAATATTTTGAACATGCTTTAGCAGTATGTAAAGAAATTTTTAATCACAATCAGTTTAGAATAAATTCATTTTTAAGGATGGCTGTTAACATGGTTTTTCCTGATCCTAATATTGATACTACATATATTCATGTAGATCATCACCATGAGCATCATAATATGTTAATATACTTAACAGATGCTGGTGGTGAAACCATAGCAGAAAGTGGATACCATGATCCCAAAGAAGATGATATAATTATCTTTGATGGATATCATACCCACAATGTACCAAAGACAAAACCGAGAGTGGTTCTTGTCGCAACGTTTATTTAATCATGATTACTAAAGAAAAACAAAGAGCCCAAGTGAAATCTAAATTCTATTATATTTTTTGGGGTCTTGCAACATGTTCAGTATTTGCTGGACAGTTATATGTCGGATCTGGATATCGTCAGATGTCAAAATCATTTAATCGTATCATGGATGCGATTGTTGTTGAAGTTGAAAGAGGATTACAATACAACGAGAGGTTTTACTAATGATTCTAGTATTCATCATAGTAGGTTTACTATTCTTTGTTATGGGGTATGGTATTTACCTTACCTTCGGTCCTGGAAAGAAAGACTTACGTGATCCTATTGACGAGCATGCTAAAATGCATGAGCTAGGAATAGCACACGGTCACACCCCTAAAGGGATTATTAAAAAATGAGATTAACCCAAAAGGTAATTGAAGAAATTCAATTAGCAATGACTCACACCAAAATGAATGGTGAAGTTAATTGGAAAGATGGTGACGAGATTGAAGTGTGTCTTGGTGGCACATTTGCTGGTGATAAGTTTATAGCAATTCACAACAGAACACGAAGCAACACTACTAAAAAATGAAATCATTGAAAACCCCTCTTCGTTATCCAGGTGGTAAGTCACGTGCTATCACAAAGATGTCACGATACTTACCAGAGATGAGTATGTACAATGAGTACAGAGAACCTTTTCTTGGAGGTGGTTCTGTTGCTCTATACATGACAAAACATTATCCTCATTTGAAGATATGGGTGAATGATTTTTATGAACCACTCGCAAATTTTTGGCAACAACTACAACATGAAGGCAATGAAATTACGACCAGGCTCAGAACTTTTAAAACAGCATACTCAACCCCAGAAAAAGCAAAAGAACTTTTTAATGATTGTAAGGAATTGGTTAACGATGCCTCAGCCAGTCTCACCACTCGTGCTGTTAGTTTTTATATTGTTAATAAGTGTTCTTTCAGTGGTCTTACCGAATCGAGTTCCTTCTCCAAACAAGCCAGCGAATCAAACTTTAGTTTACGAGGCATAGAGAAGTTACCAGAGTATTCAAAATTAATACAGCATTGGAAAATAACTAATCAGTCTTATGAAGATTTGATGACTGATGATAAGAATATCTTTACTTATTTTGATCCCCCATATGAGATTGGAATACCCATCTATGGTAAAAGAGGTGCAATGCATAAGCATTTTGATCATGATAAGTTTGCATCAGATTGTGATGGACAGACTAACCATCAGATGATATCATATAATAGTACTCAGGTCATACGAAATCGATTTAAAGATTGGTATGCTGCTGAATATGATTTAACTTATAGTATGCGTTCTACAGGTGACTATATGAAAGAGCAAGCAGAACGTAAAGAACTTGTGTTAACTAACTATGCCATATGATGATCGTTATCCTCTTAAGGATTATTTGAACAGTATTAATTTCAACAAGGAAGATCTTATGCAAGATGATCCTGGTTGGGAAAAGAATTATCCTCCTTATGTCATTAACAAATGCCTGTCACATCACATGGACACACTAGCATTTGCTAATGAGATGAATCGATATCCTAACTTGGATAAGAAATTACAATATTCTTTTTATCTAAATACAGTGAGACCTAAGAAGAGATTCTCTCCTTGGGGCAAAAAAGAAAAAGTGAAAGATCTTGACCTTGTGAAAAAATACTATGGTTATAGTAATGAAAAAGCAATTCAAGCCTTAAGGATCTTAACTCCAAAACAACTAGATTACATTAAAGAAAAACTGAATAAAGGAGGTAAGAAATGAATGAAGTCGAAGTCCAATGGACTAAAGATGATATGGTTGAGGTGAGTTTAAAAGAACCAGATGATTTTTTGAAGGTTCGTGAAACTCTTACTCGTATAGGTGTTGCTTCTCGTAAAGAAAAGAAGTTATATCAGTCCTGTCACATTCTACATAAAAAAGGACAGTATTACATAGTACATTTTAAAGAACTCTTTGCTCTGGATGGTAAGAAAGCAAATCTTTCTGATAATGATCTACAAAGAAGAAATAGAATTATAAAATTATTATCAGACTGGGGATTAGTTAACGTTGTTAAAGAATCTTCTATTGTAGATGCAGCACCGCTTAGTCAGATAAAAGTTATTGCCTATAAAGAAAAGGGTGAATGGTCTTTAGAGTCTAAGTATAATATTGGTAAGAAAAAGCAACCTACAAATGTATAAATAGGCCCAGTTGTTAAAATTATATGTCTGAAGAAATTTTAGATGATAAGGTAGAAGAGGTACAGGAGAAGAAGAAAGGTCCATTAGGAAAACTAAAGGATGCTATACTTCCAGACCCTGACGAACAAGCTGCTATCATTAGTACATTTGTACGTATTACGGTCCTTGCCTGGTCGGGTGGAATATTGACTTTAAATTATGTTGCCATACCTGGCGTTCCTCAACAGAAAATCGATCCGACTTTTATAGCTTCAGTGTTTACAGGAGTTTTAGCTAGCTTCGGAATTCAGACAGCTTCTAAAAAGGGTGACGGTACTATGAAGATGAATGGTAATGGTGGTGGAAATGGTGGTACTGGTGGCGGACCTGTTCAGACCTTAAGGATTGAGCAAGCACCTCTAAAAATTATTGCTGTTGATCCTAATAGTAAGGAAAAGAAAACCTACGAAATTTAAAATCATGCAGAAAATTATAAATGGAATCGCTATTGCAAGTGGTGTTATATCTATCACCCTCGTTGGTACTGTTGGGGTTGTATATCTCAATAAGGATGCTATTATTGATAGTATCAAAAAACAAGCAATTGAAGCAGTAACAGGAGGGCTTGGTGGAGCTGCTCTAGGTGGTGGTGCTCTTACAGGAGATGTAGGTCTTCCTACACCTCAAGCAGCTGCACCTGCAGCACCTCAAGGTGCTAGTCTAGGTCTTCCTGTTCCTGGCGGATTCTAATGGACTTACAAAAGATTGCATCTACTGGTACAGCAGTTGTTGTAGTCGGTACTGGTACTGTGGTTGGTGGTAATGTTGCCATCGACAATTATACTGGTGGTCCTGAAAAAAGAGAGTCTGCTAAGACAGAACAGATAAGACAGATAGTAGCAGAAGAAGTATACTATCAATTGCTTAAAGCATACCCACCTGAGACTGGTAATGTAAAAGGATACAAACCACCAGTTAAAGATTATAAACAACAGATACCTAAATGATTAATTTATTAGCAGCAGCTTCACTGGATCTTAATGAAGCATGGAACATGTCATGGAGTGAAGGTATCCAGTTTCTACTGGTACTTGCCTTTGTGTATTGGTTGAAGGTAAAGATAGACACACGTGCTGGTCTTGGTAAGAAAAAATTGAGACAGTTGAAAACTGTAATCAAAGAAGCTATAGAAGAAACTAAAGGATAGTGGATACTTACTTATGGATCCTATTCGTGACGTACCTAATATTACTCTTGGTGGATTTAATATTCCTAACATCGTGGTCAGGCAATCCTCCACTAGTATTGGAGGCGTTTGGATAAAGAGACCCTTTGTAAGAGATATTAATAATCTTAATATAGCAGATAATAGATCATGGCTTATGGATGTTCCACAAGCTATTCCTCCAGTAGTTCCTGTTACTATTAGAGCAGGTACTCCTATTGTTGATATGCCTGGTTGTGTTAGGGTACATAAGGAGAACGCAAAGAACCCTAATAATAAAAATAAACAATTAGTTAATGATGACCCTAAGCAGAACGTAGTGTTGTGTGATAATGGGATGCCTTACTATCAACCACCTGAGTATGATTATAGAGAGCTTAGTTGGCAGACAGTTAATCCAAATGAAGAAGAAGTTGATGAAGGTGTTAATACAGAAGAACCTCCAGCACCTGATCTAGACACTCCAGAACCGCCTCCAGCAGGGGGTAACACCAATGAACCTATAGAATGTCCTCCACTTAATGCAAGAAGGGTTGGTGATCTATCTACTAATGGACTAGAAAGAATTAAAGAATATAAGTTAACACCTGATGGTAGAGTATGTGAAACCATATGGGAACCTGTTCCAACAATGGATCAGTACTTACCATCTATAGGAACAGTATCAACTACAGCAACTATTGGTGCTGTGGCTGCGACATCTGCCCTACTTGCCAAACCCCTAGCGGACCTTCTTTTGAAGGTGATAAAACCTGTGGTAAAGAAGATTGTTGGGAAGATTCAGAAGTTGAGGGGGAAGAAGGAGAAGGTGTTATCTCGAAGGGAGCGTCTATTGAAACAGAGGGAAGCTGTTGCTGCTGTAAAGGCTGCTCGGAAGTTGAAGGGGGGTTAAATTTAAGATTAGGCATATCATGCTGGTGTGGCATAATTTTTCCACCAGGTGCAGTTACCATTACGTCAGCACAAATGGAATGATAAGGACTGGCAGGATGGAACATGATACCAGCCTTCTTGAGCTCACCACAATTTTTAAGACGAGCAATCTCAAAGTCTAATCTTTTATTTGCTGTTAACTGAGTCTGCATTGCTATCTGAGCATTTGCTGCCTCGTGACATTGCTTCTGGAATTTTCTATTCAATGGAATTGATAGTGTAGCAGAGAGACCAGCATTAAAGGACTGGTTTGCTTTCATATCAGTTCGTATAGGTTTGTACCAAGTGGGTGTCATACTACCACCACTACCTACTACATCAGGTACTCCATCAGGAGCATCAACGTCTATTTCTATTTCTATACTATCTCCATCTTCAAACCAACGACTACCGTCTGCTTTAGTTCTTGTGTCATACCAAGACTCCCAAGGGTAGTTCTTTACAGTGACTGTTTGTTTAACAGTCTTACCCTCTACATCTGTTAGATTATATTGTGGTTCATCATAGAAGTCCTCCCAAGGATCTTTACGTGAATCAGCAAACTGTAGGTATGGAGTGAGGTTAAACGTAGCTCCTTGACATTGCACTCCACCACCGTAGGTATTCGTTATGTATGGACCTTGTAAAACTTGTATTGCCTGGTTCGTTAC